CCCACCTCTTTTAGCCACACCGCCTTCTGTTCTTATAAAAAAATTTTTAACACTCTGAGCAGACGAGTTATAAATAGCAGAATCCGTCCTTGAAACCAAAGACGGACTAATTTCTCCATACTGAAAATTTGTAATCGGTATTCGTGCTTTTTGCATTAGCTGCGCCTATTTGTAATAAACCTCGAAGTTGTAACTTTTCTAGTTGTTTGTTGTTGTGAGTCAGTTGATCTAGCTTTTGCTATAAGAAAATCATACTGAGTAGACATTAATGATGATAAAGATGTATCTCTTATTAAAGCTGTAGCAAATACAGTTGCCATTGCATATTCAACACAAAGAGAAAAATAAGAAGGCCAATCAACCTCATCAGCCCTATAAGTATAATCTAATATTAATTCATCATTAGCACTAGCATCACAAAAAACTTTATCCCCATATATATTATATTCTATTTGAAGATCTCTTACTGTTACCGCGTGGACAAAAAGATAATCTGGCAATTGATATGCAGCATCAAATCTACCAGTGGGAACATCTGTTAATCTATTTAGCACAGCTTGGTTTGTAGCAAATCGCCAACGTGTAGATGTAAGATTAGTTCTTGCAATATCTTCATACATGTTCCCTGCAATCAGGGCTTCAGTTGTATCATCTTCAAAAGAAGTAATTGGCTCTGCGCCAACTAAGATAAGAGCACGACTACAAATATCAATTGCGCTATTAGCAGGTGTACTTAGTGCCATTATAAACCCCTATGAAAGAGGGGGGCTAATGCCCCCACTCTATTAGTCACTGTCGCTTACGGTGATAGCTGTACCATCAGCAATATCTACTACCGAACCAGTGTTTGATAGTACAAGTGATATACTGAGAGCAGGAGCATCACTATCTAGTACAAAAATAGCGTCGCCAACATTCAACATGCTTGCAGCGTTATTAAAGTAACCAGAAACGCGAACTGCTGTTATAGCATCGGTTGAGTCATAAAACCAAAGGTTATGACCGCCACCACCTGCCATACGAGTTAGACCAGATGCAGAATAAGCCATTTAAGATCCCCCTCTTAGTTATTGTCTAGGACTTCGTAGATACCGTTATCATCGATAGCTACCGCGCCCATTGACATCATTGATGTTGCTAAGTGAGATACTTTCTCAGCAACATAGTTTACTTCAGTTTGAACATCAGAGTTCACACCAAGACCTATAGCACTTGTATGGTATGCAAAGTTCTTACCACCTGCTACAGCAGATGTTGAAAAGATCTTAAATCCTAAGAACTCTTTCATTGTCATGCCACCTGCAAATGGTAGGTTTTGCGGCCCAACAAAGTCTGATGATGCAAATTCATTGATAGAAAACAAATCAGCATAACCTGCAGGAGACATCGCAAGATAGCGTTGCCCATCTTCTGGAACATCTGCCGTACCCATTGTTTCAAACAATGATAAAAGATCTGCTTTAGCAAGAGCAGAACCAGTATCATGTATTTGAGTAGAGTTAGCACCTGCATCCATAGCAGTAATGATAATCTCATCTGTTTTTCTACCAAGAGCAGCAGCTGCAGATTGTGTTACAGCCTGTCGTTCATTGATGTTTGTTTTCAACTCATCAAGCTTGTCGATAAATTCAGCAGCATAGAAGTCACTCATTGAAACTTCGACATTGGTGTGTACGAGCTCCATTGGAGTTACGCTACCAGTTCTTGATTTTGTTGACGCTGATCCAGTGCCTATTTTCTGGAATCGTGCAGTTGAACCTGACACATTTGTAGAGCGAACAGTGTTCCGTAGCTTGGAACCCATACGCTGATACGCCATGTGAACTTCAGTTTCAAACTGCTTTATAAAGGCTTGGTCTATTGTATTAGCCATTTTTACAGTCCTAAATTGAGTTTCCGATTGCTACGAGTGTCCACTCTTACATATCAATTCGGGTATCCAATCAGGGCCGATCAATGCGATATGGGTCGTAATGACCCATTCAAACAATAATTTTATTTAAAATGCAACGCACAAATTAAATTTATTGATTATGTAGTTTCTGAAAACCTTCATCAACTTGCTTAATAAAGTCTGTATTTCTACGAGCAGGATGCCAATATCTTTCATCAGCCATCATTTCTCTTAGACCTTCTTCGGTAATTCTACCTATTGGTGCAGCATCAGATCCAATTGCAGGAGATTGTAGTTTAGCCATAATAAATTCTAAAGCCTGTACCCCTTCTGCCGTAGCAGCTAAATCTTCTATAGATTCCATATATTCTTCTGGAAAAAACTGCCTAGCAAATAAATCAACAGCTTCTAGTCTTACATTAGCATTATCGCCAAGTTTTTTTACTTCTTCTTCTGGATTTGGTAAGTAAGCATCTTGTGCTTTCATTACTTTTTCTAATCCTTCAGCAAACTCTTCTTGACTAAATCCATAAGTAAAAGCGTGATCTGCCCACCATCTTAGCGTTTCATCATTTGTATCAATGTTATCTACATCTACAAAATCAGGAAGTTGATAGTCATTAGCAGATTCTGGTCTGTCTTTAAAACTTTCTTCTTCTATTTCTTTTAATAATTCATTTCTAATATCAACATCTTTAGTGCCAAGCTTAGACTCAAGTTCTTTGTAAGCCTTTGCTAAATCCTCACCTGTTTTATATTTTTCTGGCAACCACTCAGGACGTTCTTCTGTTTTAGTTTCTAAATCTTCTGCAACTACAAAGTCTCTTTCTTCTTGAGGTGCTAATTCTGTTGTTGCTTCTGCTTCTTGTGCTTCTTCACTCATTGTTTTTTACCTTATGTGATCTTTGGATATGACGCTCTATTAGGCCAACAAGATACCGTTGACCTTCTAAATGACGCAGTTCATCAGTAGAAATATTAGGACCACTTACCATTTCGATGGTTATACTACGCAAGTATTTAAGAATCTCTTGACCAGTAGGCTGAATAAATAAAGAACCAAAATGAAGGCTTATCTTATCTTCTTCTGTTTTCTTTCTTGCTATTCCGTCTAAACCAATGTGACTATTCTGCGGCAATAGGTGGTCCTGCTTGTTGTTCCTGTTGTTGCATTTGCATTTGCTGCATCATCGCAACTATCTGTCTACGCTCTTCTGCGTCACGAATCAAGGTGTCAGGTACACCAAATTTTTTGGCAAGATGAATAGCTGTCTCTTCAGAGTTAATTAATATGTTTGTAGTCTCAGGCCCAAAGTAAGCATTAACCAATTCAAGAAACCTAGAAACAGAAGTTATATCTTGATTGGATTGAGCCTGTGCTAATGGAGAAACAGAACGTATCTTGACCTCTCGACCATTAACAGTTGGCATTTCTATACGCCCTTGCTTCTTAAGAATGTATATTACTCTTTGCAAGACAGGCTGCACTAACTCAGCTTGCAGTCTACCAAATGCTGATCCTATCCTGCGTGATAAATCTGCCATACGTTCAGCAACTTCTGTAGCAGATGCAGGAGTTCTATCTGGATTTCCTAGCATATCATTGTATAATGCACGCTTTATATTCAAGCGCATATCACCTAAAACTATATCCGCAACATCAAATCTTCCTGCTGATTGTATAGGTTGTAGCCCACCAGATTGAGGAGACTTCGGTATTATAGTTCCTGGAACTAGATTAATAGTATCTGGGTTAATAATACCGTCATCATCCATCTGATAAATGCCAGATATAGCCATCTGAGCATTTTCCAAGATAAGTTGAATAGTTAAGTTTGTAGTCTTAATAGCTGATAAAGCATTTATTAATGGGCCTCTGCCGTATACCTCACCTGCACACTTAGACCATCTAAAGCAAACATACGGATTAGAACCAACACCAGAAAACTTTCTTTCAACAATAGCTTCTTTTGTGGACATATCTATTACATAATACAAATACGCTTCCTCATTACGTTTTGTGTAATCTTTGCATATAATCTCAAGAGTTGTGCATTTGCCTTCTGGGTCTCTATCAATTCTGTTCTGTATCTTCATGTCAAACTTTGCATCTTCATAAAGTATAGGAAGATCAGAGTTTCTAATATTCTTACGCTCTCGAAAGACATGATCTATCTTATCATCAGGACCAGTATCAAGAACAACATGAGGTAATGGTATTGCAGAAAACATTACAGGATTAATTGCATCGCCTTCATCTACGCATAGTACACCAGTACCTACTGCTAAATCCATAAATGATTCATGAACTTCTTGTCCAAAGTTTGAGTTTTGTAATATTTCAAATACATACTCTGTTACTTCATCAAGATCATTTTCAATAAAATCTTTCTCAGAGTCTGGTACTTCTGATCCTGCGGTAAAATCAGCCCACCTAGCAAAGTTAGGAACTAACCCAGATTGCAGTCTAGATGCAAACTCTTGAACACCAACCACCGCAGTTTCGTCAAAGATCTTATCATCCCTACGTTGTCCTGCGGTTTCATAGTAAAATGACTCACGTTGAGGCAACGCATATTCATAACATTCTTCAAAAAGATCAACAAAGTTCTGCCTATGCGCTTTTGCTTTCTCGTATCTTTCTAAGTATTTTTTTGAATTTTGTATCATAAGAACCTACTATAGTATCCGATTCCACCAG